GACGCAGGTCTCGGGCAGCCCGGCTTCCACCACGCCTCGGTGCGTCAGTGGTGGGCGGGTAGGGAACTCGAACGTCACCGCGTAGCGCACCGTCATGGGGCGACGCCTACCGGCCGACCGGGAACAGATCGGGAATGGAACCCGGCAAAAGGCGGCAAAGCGTAGCAAATCCCGACACGCAAACGCGCACCGGGATTGGTCGAGATTAGTGAATTTGCTTGGGAAATACTAAAAAGGGTTGGTGGACGGCAGGAGGATCGAACTCCCGACCTCTGCGTTGCGAACGCAGCGCTGACTGCCGGTTTTCCACACATTTCTGCGCGGTTGCGCCGGGACCGGGAACAGCGCGGGAATGGGATCGGGCTGAGGGCCAGCGCCGTCATCGCCCGAGGCCCTTCAGGCGCGCCGCCGCGCGCGCCCCGTCAAGCGCGGAGGCGTGGCCGTGCAGCCACGCATCGAGCTCCCGGGTGTCGAAGAGATACAGCCGCCCCCGCCGGCAACAGGGCAGGCGGTGCTCGACGATCAGCCGCTGGAGCGCGGAGCGCGAGCCCAGGCGGAGATAGGTCATCGCCTCGGCGGCCGTCAGGTACGGACTCGGCGCGCTCACCACCGCGGCGGTCATGCCACGGGCCCCGCGGCTTCGCTGAAGAGTTCCTGGACGGGCTTGCCGAGAATGCGGGCAAGCCGCGCCCGTTCCGGTGTCGTCGGCGTGACATCGTTCTGCACGATGCGGCTGAGTCGCCATTGGTTAATCCGGGCCCGCCGGGCGACGTCTTTTTGTGTGCGCCCGGTCGCCGCGATGGCGACGCGTAAGGCGAGGTTGATCGGCATAGTCAAGGTCCGCGGAAATCATTGCAACAGCGCAACGAATTGTGCACGCTACAACAAATCTTTGCGCCGCGCAAGTCCGCGACATAGAATGCGCCCGTACTCTCCTTGGGGCCCCGCTCTGGAGGCCAGTAGGCTCAAGCTCTTGCGTAATGGCAATGTCTGTTGCATACTTTCCACGCGGCAACAATTTGTTGCGAGCCAAATTGCAAACAGCCTCACAACGACCAAACCCCGAGTCTGCCCTGCCATCATTACTGCAGGGGCCGACCACGAGTTTGGGTACCAACGAATCGATTCGCGAACAGGTCGCGGGGTTAATCGCCCTGGGCGTGAGTCAGACGACGCTCGCCAAACGCATGGGCGTGCACCTAAGCTGGTTCAATCGCTGGATCAACAAGAAAGACCCGCCTCGTGTGATCGACGTCACCGCCCTCGACGGATTTTTCGCCTACCTCACCGAACTGTCCGCCGCGATTCAACAGGCGGGCGTGGCGATCGACGAGGCGCACGCGCAGGTGACACGCGCCGCGACGCGCCGCGAGCCCGGCGACGTTCCAGCCAGCGCCGCCCAGGCCAAACCGCATTCTCGCGCCGGCGTCACAGTCGGCAGTCGGCAGAAGGGGAAGCGCTTCAAGCGCGGCGGCTAGGCCATGGGAGTCTTCACCCGCCCCGATTCCCCGTACTGGTGGCTCTTTCTCGAGACCACGAAACAGAAAGAGCGGACCGAGATCCGTATCGGGCAGACCACCGCCCAGCGCCAGGACAGCCGGAAGCTCGCGCTCGATCGGTATCACCAGCGCATGAACGAGCTCTCCGCGCGGCTCTACAAGCTCCCGAGCGCGACGCCGGCCATCCGTTTTACCAATTACGCCGAGTCGTATGCGCGCGACGTGATCGCGCACCGCCGGGGCGCGATCCGGGAAACCGACGCGCTCGCGCCGCTGCGGGGCTTCTTCGGGGACGATCTGCTCTCGGCCATCGACCCGGACCGCGTGCGCGCCTATCACACGCACCGCCGCACCGGTGTCCGGCCCGCCGCCGCCCGAACCGTGAATCGCGAAGTGGATCTACTGAAGGGGATGCTGCGGGACGCGGTGCCGAAGTATCTCAATGCATCCCCGCTCACGAACATGAAGCGCCTGCGCGTCGTGCCGCCGCGGCGTCGCTTCGTCACGGACGCCGAGTTCGCGCGCCTGCTCGCGGTGTGCGAGGACGCCCAGGATCGCGCCGTGCTCTTACTGGGCCGCGATCCGCTCGTCCGCCTGGGCGATATTCTGGACGTGCAGGCGAGCGACCGCGACGGGCCGTGGCTCTACGTCCGCGATCCGAAGGCCGGGGCGCCCTACGAGGTCGCGCTCTCCCCGCGCACACAGCGCGCCCTGGACGCGCTCGACCCCGGCGCGGGATGGCTCTTCCCGAAGTTTCGGCGGGCGCAGGCGCCCCGCGATTGGTCGGGGAGTGTCCGGCAGCGCCTGGAGTACCTCTGTCGCCTGGCTGGGCTCCCGTATGGCCGATCTCGTAACGGGATCACCTTCCACTGGGGGACGCGCCGATCGGGCGCGACCGAGCAGCTCGTACAAAACCGGGTACCGCTCCCGGTGGTGCAGAAACAAGGCAACTGGAAGAAGCCGGATGTGCTGCTCGACATTTACGCCGAAGCGCGACCCGAGGATCAGCTGCGCGCCGTCGGCGCGTGGCCAAAACGGGGGCGGAAGGCGAAGACGGCGTGACGGCGACCTTTGGGTTATGAGCCTGAAGAATATATAAAAAAGTCCAGTAGAAGTGCCACTAGTAGCCTGACTGGTAGCCGCTAGGCTCTTGGACATCGCCTTTTACTGCTATCGATCTGAGAATCGTTTCCACTTTCAAGGATTTTTTTCCTTTCAACCCCCGGCCTTCCTACGCTATAGATCGTCGCGGCAAACCCTATGAGTAAACAGTTGCTCGTCCTTGAGGAAGTGCTCGCGATGCTCGAGGTCATCGGCGCATCGAAGGGCACGATCGCCAACTTCCGCCGGCAGGCTGAGGGGGTGCTCGAGAAGCGCCCGACGCGCGGCTTCGACGAGGTGTCGGTGTCGAGCGGCCACGGCGCGAAGACCGAGCGCGGGTTCGTCGAGCTCACCGTCGACGAGGTGCGCACGCAGATGGCGCCGGCCAAGGCGAAAGAGATCGGGCTGATGCTGGTACGAAGGATCGATCGAGCAACGCATCGTGAAGGTTGACGCCGACGAAGCCACGGGCTGGAAGGTGTCCACCGTGTTCCTCGGGATGGACCACAACTTCCGCGCCGTCGGCCCGCCGATCCTGTTCGAGTCGCTGGTGTTCGCGCCGGGGAAGCCGACGCAGAGCGCCGCGTTCATCGAGGAGTGGGACGGCTTCATGGACCGCTATGCCACGTGGGAGCAGGCCCGCGAGGGCCACGAGCGCCTCCGACGCGAGCTCGCCAGCGCCCTCTTGGTCGACCAAAATGCTGGGGGCGCCATGACGTCCCCTCACTGAGAGCCGTCGGCCGGGTCCGGCGGCGCTGGAGGCCCGGCATCCGCGCCCTGGTCGGTGTGGTGCAGCGTCGAGCCGAGGTAGGTGGCGACGGCGCCGGCCATCGCGCCGCCGAGGGTCGCGAGGAGGTGCGTGCCGTGGTCGCTGATCGGCCCCCCGCGCCACGCGGCGAGGAGCAGCGCGCCCGCCCACCCGAGCGCCAACCCGCACGCCAGGACGAACGCACACGGGCCGGCCCAGTCGCGTGCGCTGGCCAGCGGCGGGGGCATGCGTCGCGCCTGGGGCCGGCGTCAGACGCCGGTGCCGAGCAGTTGCTTGACCCACACCGACTGCGCGAACAGCGTGCCCATCGCCGGCAGATCGCCGACGAAAAACCCCTTGATCGCGTTGGTTTCTTCCTGCGACAACCCCAGCTCCATCAGATCGGCGTCGGGCCATGACTCGAGCTGCAGCCGAAAGTCGGTGCCCTTCTGGAGCGCGTCGCGGAGCGCCGTCGCGAGCATGCCCGCCGTCTGCTGGATCTGCTCGGACGTGAACTGCTTGCCCGCTTGCGTAATCGCCATCGTCTGCCCTTTCTGTTAGCTCACCCGATGCACCGCGACCCGCGTGCTACTCGGCTGCAGTTGCACCAGGGTCGCCCCATCCAGGTACACCTTGATCTCGATTTGCCGGGTCGGTCCCGCGTGCACGATCCGCGTCATCGTTTGCGAGAGGCCGTACGTGCCCGCCAGCCCGCCGACGGTGAGATTGAGCGCCGGGGCCAGGATCGGCCCGCCGTCCACCGCGCCCGCGGTCCAGATCGCCAACCCGTCTTGGCCCGTGCCCGCCGGCCATTGCACGATCGGCGTCACGCTGTACCAGCCGTCCACGGGCGGGAGAATGTACGTGTTCGGCACCGAGCACATGCCCACCGGATCCGAGACTTTATAGTCCCAGTAGACGCCGCTCCAGGCGTACTGGCCGACGTCGTGCGGCGTGACGCGCGCCAGCTCGCAGTAATGCGCCAGCTTGTCGACGTCGTCGTAAATGTGCTGGACGTCGGCCTTGTTCCAGACTTCGCCGATGGTGTTACTCCCGTCGTCGTCCACCAGGCCGTTGACCCACGTGCGATCGAGTGGCATTAGCCCGCCCCGCCTTCCCGCCCGCGCAGCCGGCGGAGCAGATCGGCAAACGTGTAGAGCTTGTTGCTCGCCTCGACCATACGCCGCGGCGCGCTGCGGGCCAGCCCGCCAGTGATCGCGATCTCGTCGAAGGTAATCTTCTGGACGCGGAAGATCCCGGCGATCGGCGGCTGGGTGATGCTGATGTGCAGCACGCGCCCGACCTGCACCGTCGGATCCCGGGTGACGAAGCGCAGCGTCCGCCACGGATCCTTGCGGTCGGCCAGGAGCGCCCGGGCATAGTTGAGCAACTCGGAGATCGTCATACGGCTATCGCTGAAGACTTCCTCGACGATGCCGTCGGCCGCCGTGCCGCCGAGCCGGCTCCCGAGCGCGGCTTGCGCCGCCGCATCGTCCAGCTCGACGCGGATCGTCACCGCCTCGCCGGCCGCGATCGCCCGGGTCACGCCCGCCACGCCGGTCAGGCGCGGCTGCACGAGCACCTGCGCCCCGTATTTCACGGCGGCCGTGAGCGCCCCCGGCCCCGTCGCCGGGATCCCGGTCAGCTCGGCGCCGCTGATCCCGGTATAGCGGATCACCAGCCCGCCGACCCGCGCCCAGCCGCCGCTGGCGCCGCCGTCGTTCGTAAACGGCACGGTCGACGTCACCACGAGCGACGGCGCGCCCGCCGGCACCGTGACCCCGGCGTCGGTCACGATGCCGGACGTATCGGCGCTGGGCGCGTTGGCGCCGAGCGCCGCGTCGGCCGTCGTGTCGACATAATCGACCGACGGATTGATCCCCGTCACCAGCCGCTTCAACTGCGCGCCGTTGACGGCCGTGCGGTAGACATGCGCGCTCGTGAACCCCGCGGGCGGGGCCGGCATCGGCTGCAGGATCACGGCGGCGTTGAACTGCGCGACCGGCCCGGTCGGGAACGTGGGGTTGGTCATGATGTTGGCATCAGTCCAGCCGTCCGCCGTGCTGAACCAGCCCGACGTGGTCGCGGTGCCGCCCACGTAGGACCGTTCGAGATAGAACGTCGGTCCGTTGTTGACGGTGCGGTAGAACTGGATTTGGACAATGCGCGCGATGCCGCCACTGGTCAGCCCGGAGTAGTAAGTATGCCCGGTGACCGGATCGGGGGTGGGGTAGCCCAGCCCGATTTCCCACGCATTGCCGTCGACCACGACATGCGCGGTCTGCGGCCCGAACGCATACGCCCCGCCCGTGTAGAGCACCGCGACCCGCCACGCGTAGCGCCCCCCGGTCGCCATCCCGGAATACGGGGGCGGATTCGATCCGGTCGATCGGATCGCGACCGCGAACAGCGGCGGGGTCGTGCCGCCGAGCGTCACCGTGCGCCGCGGGCCGGGCAGGGTTTCCCCCGTCGCATTCGCAAAGGTTTCCGCGTACTGGTAGGTGCCGGTCCCGAGACCGGTGCCATGGTAGCCGCTCACCGACAGCGGGGCGAGCGGGGTCGTCCCGGTGCCCACCAGCGCCCCGACGCCGCCGCGGCCCCGGACGCTCCCGTAGGTGATCCGCTGGGCCGCGCCTTCCGCGATCCCCCCGGCCGCGCTGAACCACGCATCATCGTCGATCGGCAGCTCGGTCGCGCCCACGGGCACGTCGATCGCGGTCTGGCCGCCCCCACCCCGCGCGATCACCCGCGTCACCACTTGCGAGAGATCCTCCGACAGCGTCAAGTCGCTCGCGCCCTGCGGATAGAAGTCGTTGATCTGGTTGGCCGTGGTCCCCTCGTCAAAGAACACATGTAGATCGTTTGCATAGTCCAGATACCAGTACGCGCCGACCCGTTCGCAGATCGCCGTGAGACAACTCGCGACGGTCTCGTTGGTGAACGTGATCGCGTCAATGATCGGCAGCCCGGGCGTCACGTGCGCCAGCGTCACGCCGGTCGTGAACCGCTGGATCACATTCACCACAATCGCCGACGCGCCCTGATTCGCGTACGTGGCGAGCACCCGCCGCCGGTTGAGCTCCCAGCTCAGGTCGATCGCGTGGAGGTCGTAGGCGACGTTGCGCTTGATCGCTTCATAGAGCACCGTCGTCTCGAGCACCCGCCCGCCGAACAGTTGCTGGTCGAGCGTGCGATCGCCGCTGTAGAGCGCGAACCGTTGCCCGGCGACCGGCGCAAACCCGTGGACCCGCACCGCCGCGGTATCGGGCTGATCGTTGAGCACGTGCGTCACGCCCGCCCCGGCGATCCGCACTTGGTGCCCGCGGTCGACGCCACCAATCACCGCCAGGGGGATCGCCTCGTAGGCATTCAGCCGCGCGGCGTTGAGCCGCATGACGTTGAGCCGGGCGCAGCCGGGGACGTGGGCGTGGGACGCCACTAGAACCGGACCCCCTGGTGCCGCATCTCGGTCACCAGCTTGTTCGCAATGCCCTGGGCGTCCTGGTTGTTGACGTTCACATTGAGCGTGTTGCCCCAGGCCTGCCCAGCGCCGGCGCGGCTGAGGTCTCCGCTCGCCGACTGCCGCAGCGATTGCTGATACCCGCCCGCCGCGATCGGCATGCCGACGAAGATCCCAGCGCTTCGGTACGCGTCGTCCATCGCCTTGCCCGCCGCGATGATGTCGGAGGCGGTGACGCGGATCGCGCTACTCGACTGCTGGAAGGCGACCGTCATCCGCTGCGCCGCGCTAGTCGTCTCGTCCACGCTCTGCGTCGCGGCGTCGATCGGCGGCTTGACTTGGTTCCACTCGTCGGCGAGGCGCTGCGTCTCCGCCTCGTACGCGCGGGTCTCGTCGGTCATCCGCTTGAGGTCGGCGATGATCCCGTTGGCGGTGATCGTGACCTTCTCGCCGACCTGCGACCACTCCGCCCCCAGCCCATTCACGACCGGCGGCATCTGGACCGTCTTGACGTAGAGCTCGTTGAGCGCGCCAGACCCGACGGTCCCGGCGCGGGTATACGAGGCGATCGCCTCCCCGAGGACGGCGTTCATCCGGGTCTGCTCCTCGGCGTTCATCCGGGTCAGATTCCCGATGCCGCCGAGCGCGGTCATGTACTGCTGCGCGCTCGTGATGGCGCTCGTCCCGAACATCTGATCGCGGAGCCGGGTCATCGCGTCGGCGTGCGCCTGCGCTTCGCGCGCGGCGGCCTTGTCCGCGGCCTCCTTCTCGCGCGTCGCCTCAGCGGTCGCGCGCATCTCGCGCTGCAGGTACTGGAGCGCCTCGGTCGAGATGTCGTAGTGCTGCTTGAGCTGCTCGAGCGTCGAGTTCTGGCTTTGGAGGTCGGCGACGATCTGCGGGAGCGCACCGGACGTCGCGGCCTTTGAGATTTCGCGCTCCCAGCCCGCGACCCGGTTCGCCGAGGTATTGAGGGCCTCCGCGTGCTTGTACCCCCACTCGCTGTTGATCTTCATCGCCTCGGTGAGATCGGTAATGGGGCGCTGCGCGCGCTCGCTGGCGCGGGCGAGGACATCGGCATTATTCGCCGCGACTTGCGCAGTCACGTCGCCCCAGCCCATCACCCGCGAGGTCAAATTCGCGATCGCGGCGTCGGCCCCGGTCAGCTCGGCGATCCAGCGGCCAAGATTCCAGCCGGCCAGGGCGGCGGCGGCGACGGCCGAGGCCGTGCCCAGTTTCCCGAGCTCCGTGACCGACTTCCCCGAGACCTGGCCGAGCTCGTTCAGCACGTTCACCGCGGGGCCGGCCTGGATGCCGAAGGCGGCCAGACTCTTGTCGGCGGTCTGCAGCTGCCCCGCCATCGTCGAGAACGTACTCGCCGACTTCGTCGCGGACGCGTCGATGCCGGCGAGACCGGTCTCGGCCTTCTGGCACTCACCGACGAAGGTCGAGAAGTCCGCGGCGATCGTTCCAGCGAGGGCCATCAGGTGAGGTCCTCCACGAGCAGCTGAAAGACGTCCTCGGGCATCGCCTGGAGGTCCGCGTACGAGATCCCGGTCGCCCGCATCACGGCGAGGTCACGAGCGATAATGGCGCGGCGGCCACCGTTTTTTTTTCGTCCGCGCGTTTCTGGTTCCAGGTCTCGATGTGCGCCTCGATGGCCGCTTTGATTTCGAGTACGGAGTCGTGATCGAGGTTGTTGATCACGTCCTGCACCTCGGACGTGCTGAGGCCGCGGAGCGACACGATGTCGCCGGCGTCATCGCGGATCGTCCAGTCGACGAGGTAGGCCACGATCAGCCCGTCCCCGTACTTGATGGCGTCCGGTCGTAGGGTGCCGTTCTCGTTGCGGACGAACGTGCGGGCGTGCCACTCGGTGGTTTCCCCGTGGGTTAGTTGCCGGCGCACGGTGAGGGTGTCGCCGTTCGCCAGCGTCAAGACATCGAAGACCGGTTTTGGAAAGCGCGACACGCGGTTAGCCCTCCGGCGGGCCGAGGGTCGCCGCCAGGCGCCCGCCCTCGACCGTGATCGACTGCGGCACAATCGGAAAACACCAGAGGCCCCGCGGTTTGGATACGCGCGGCGCCTCGAACAGCAACGGCACCTGCCGCAGCCGGAACGTATCGACGGTGGTCACGGCCGCGGCGAGGGTCCAGCCCCCCTGTTCGGATCGCCGCGCCCGCCACGCGCCCAGGACCGCGGCGGGTCGCCCCCCGAAGACGATCGACCCGCGCGGCCCGCCCAGGCTCAACGTCCGAAACATGCCCGCCCGTTCAGACGACCGGCACCGGGATCGTCCAGTTCCCCGCGGCGACGAAGGTGCCGGCGAGGCCCGGCGCGCCTTCGACGTTCGTATCGATCTCGGCGTCGAGATACGCCTTGCCCTTGAACGCGTACGGCGATGGCGTGCCCTCGCTGCTATGCGGGATGAGTTCGAGGAACCCCGGCGTGACCGCCTGCGCGGCCTTGAAGAGGGTCAGATCGGCCGAGTTGTAGAAGCCCTTCAGGTCCCCAGCGATATCAGGGAGACCCGGCACGTAGACGCGGTTGGTGTCAAGAAAGCAAGTGACGGGAACTTTCTCGACCTTCATCGAGAGTTTGAAACCGGAGATCGAAATCACGTTGACGGCGGCGACGCCGCCCACCCCCGCTGGGTCCCATTTCACGTTGCCATCGCGGCCACTCAGAATCATGATGTCCCTCCTGCAACTGGCGTCACGAGCACGCGATAGCGCCCGCCGCGATGCTGCCAACGAATCGACGCGTCGGTCTCGTCGTCTTCCGTGTCGCGAATGCGCTCGATCCGTTCGGTCGAGCCGTGGTGATACCCGGGAATGGTCAGCGGCTGGTCCTCGAGGAGCGCGTCAATCCGCGCCGCCGCCTGCTTCGCCGTGGTACCCGAGCTCCCGAACGTGACCGCCTTGACCGCGTAGGTGATGTCCTCGAGCGCGCGCCGGGCGCCGGGGTCGCCGAACTGCCCGCGGTCGAACGCGATGACGACCGAGACCAGCACGAACCGCTGCAGGCCCTGCGCGGCGACGTCGAAATACACGCCGTCCGGGAGCAGCGCGACGAGCTCGGCGTCGCCGCTCAACCGCGCCACGATCGCGCTGTCGACCTCGCTCGAATCAGCCACGGCGCACCACCGTCAAGCCTTCCCGGGTCATCACTGCCGCGACCTGCGGCTCGAGGGCCTGGCGGGCGCGGATGACCCGCGGCACGAACACATTCCCGGCCGCCATCGCGCCGCGGGACGCCCCGATCGACGTGTGCCGCGCCTGCGTCCCGTGCTCGTACATCGACGCGTGGGGCGACGTATTCACGACGCGCGCGGCGGCCGTGACGTCCGAGGCCAGCCGCGACGGCGCGACGGTGACCCCGGTCGCCAGGCTGCCCGTCCGCCGCGGATACGCCGCGCGAATCTCGGCGGCGACGACGGTCGCGGCGTTTTCGACGACCGGCTGCGTGTTCCCGGCGAGCGTCCGCGGGAGCGCGCGCCATTCGCGCCGCTGCTCGTCGAGCCCAGCGATCCGAACCTGCGCCTTCATGGCGTCTCCGAGCTCCCGAGGAGCTCCTCGGCCACGACGACGAGCTCGCGGTTCGCCTCGTCGGGGTTGCGCACTGCGGTCACCTGGAACTGTCGCGCGCCGAACGTGATGCGCGTGAGGACGGTCACCTGCGGGTGATAGTCGAGGTCGATCACGTGCGACGCGCTCGCGATCACCGTGCCCGCCGCGCGGCGTTCCAGGTCGCGCGTCGTCGCGGGGTCGATGTGCGCGAAGACTTCGGCGGGGTCGAGCGGCTGCCAGCCTTCGATATAGCCGCCGTCGCCGTCGGGGACCGACCCGCCGGGGTTCTCCAAGAGCACGCGCTTGTCACGTCGGCCGGCGGCCATCATGCGAGCACCGGATCGCAGAAGCGACGCAGCAGCCCGGTCACGACCGGCGGCGCGTCCTGGTCCATCCACCGCGGCGCGCCGTGCCCCTCGAGGTCATCCCCCCGGAAGCGCCAGAGCTCGGCGAGCATCAACAGCACCGCGGCCTGCGCATCGGGTGGCATCGTCGCCGGCGTCGTCCAGGTCGCGACCACGGTTTGCCCGGTGGCGGTCCGGCCGACATACCGCCGCACGAAGCCTTCCGCGGCGTCGAGCTTCAGCTGCAGATCGGGATCGTCGATATGGCCCGGCGGCGTGGTGATCCGGAGATGCGCCTTGCCCTGGACGAGCGTCACGACGCTGGCCATCAGCGGCCCTCCCCGCGCTTGACCTGGAGCGTCCAGCCGTCGCCGTCGCTGCCAGGCTTCGCGCGCGTCTCCGACGCCGTGCAGGACCAGAGCGCGCTCGCGTAGGTCACCTGGTCGCCCTTCGTGTAGCGCCGCCCGTCGGCGTAGACGCCGCAGTAGCGCGGGATCGCAAAGCGCAGGGTGCCGATCGGCCTGGTGGTCTCGCCGCGCCTATAGGCGAGGGTCACGAGCCGCTCGTCGGTCGGGTCCTGCTCGAGCACGAGCTCGTCGACCGTGAAGCCATCGACGCCTGGCGCCCCGTCCTTCCCGTCGGTCCCGTTCGTCCCGGCCGGCCCCGGCAGGAAGGGCCGGACCTCGGCGACGGCGACCCGTTCCCGAACCAGGGCGACGGTCGGCTCGATCGCGGCGAGCCGCGCGTCCGTGCCGGCGGTCCGCTCGGTCAGCGTGGCGAGGTCGGCGCGCAGCGGCGCGAGCGCGGCCTTGATCGCGAGCGCGACCACATGCGCGAAGGAGTTCGGGTTAGACATCAACGAGCTCCTCGTCCAACTCCTTGGCGAAGTCGTCGGCGCCGGGCGGCGGCGCGCTCGGAGCCGCCGGTTTCGCGAACGGATCCTGCGCGTCCCGCTCGGCCAAGGCCGCGAGCGAGAACATCTGTTGCTGCATGTAGGGCGTATCGCCGCCGACGACGGGCCCGACGCCGAAGTACTTCTTGCGCGCCTCGTTGACCTTCAGGACACCGCCCGTGACGCTATCGGTCGCCGCTTTCGTGCGGGTCGCGGTATCCATCCAGAGCAGATCGTCGATATCAAACTCGGTCCCGTAGGTGTGGCCCTCCACGGTGGCCAGGCCGAGGCCGTCGTCGAGGTGCAATTCGAGCGACACGATCAACGTCTGCAGGCACTGCGAGTAGTACTGCTGGACCAGCGGCTCGCTGTTGGCGTACGGCGGTTGGTGGCTGGAATCGATGAGCGCCCCAGGGACGTGGTAACTCGCGTAAATCCATTCGCTCCCCAACTTCAATTGGTCGATGAGTTGCGCGTCGACCGCATTCACGCTCATCGGCTCGTACTTCAGTCCGTCGCCGAGGACCGCGACCTTGCCGACGTTCGGGCCGGTGTAGTTGGTGTCCCAGTACTCCTTCAGGCGCTTGGCGGTGTCGTCGTTGATCGCGCCTGGGGCCGTCAGCACGCCGCCCGGGTTCGAGCCCGACGCAAAAAACGTCGTGCTGTTCTCTTGGATCTTCATGCCCTGGAGCACGGTCAACGCGCACGCGTAGATCGGCGAGACCCCGATCAACGGATGAAACAGCGGCACCATCAGGTCGTGAATGACTTCGCTCGCCGGGATCGCCGGGAGCGCATCCGGCAATCCGGCGAGGTCGCTCCGCCCAAGCTGGTAGAAGACCGAGCCGTCCGGCGCGACGAGGGGCCGGACCTGCGTCGGGTCGAGGACGTAGAGCGCGACGACGACGCCGCGCCCATCGCGCTGCTTCAGGACGTACGTGTTCCCGTGCGTGAGTTTCGAGACGAGCCACTGCTCGAGAAACTTGTTGATGAGTTGATACCGGTTCGGCTTGCGGAGGACCGGCGAGAACGCCGGCGAGGTCGTCTCGGTCCAAATGCCGTGGGCGTCTTCCTCGACCAGGCGCAGCCGGAGCTTCCCGATATCGGAAGCGATCAGCGTCGTGCACGCGAACACCGGCACGTAGGAAAGGGCCGTCGGGACCGCGATCTCCGCGTTCTGTTGCCATGCGCCG